ATAGGCCGCCTCGGTGCGCAGCGCCTTGTAGACCGTTTCCGCCAGCTTCAGCGGCTGCCCGCCGTTCCCCATCAGCCCGGAGTGGTAAGCCAGGATCTTGCCGGCCTGGGTCATCACCTCGGCCTGGGCGTCCTCGTTGAAGGTGGGGCTCTTCCGATCGAGCATCACCCCAGAGCTGCCGATCGTGATCTGGGGCGCCCCGCCGAGCGCCTGCCGCTGCACATCCATGACGAGGCTGCGGATCTGCCCCGCAGCCACGCCCGGCAGGGTGCTGTCGAGGTACTTCACCCGGTCCTCACGGGCCCTGTTGCCGATCTTCTCCTCGGCGGCGGTGATCTTCGGCAGGGCGTAATTCAGGAACCCCGGCGATGCGGTATCGAGTCCGTACTTCTCGGTCAGCTGCTTGATGTAGCCCGCCTTCATCTGCGCCAGGGCCCCCTGTCCCTTGTCGGGCGAGAGGAACATGATCGGCCCCATCTCCTCATAGGCGCCCAGCATCCCGGCCTCGGCCTCGGCACCGGCCAGCTTCGCCAGGCCCCGCTGCACCCCCATCTCTCGATAGGGATTCAGCAGGTTCATCAGGGCCCCCGCCCCCGGATCGCGCTTGCCCAGCTCGCGGTTGACCTTGGCATAGTCAAAGGCGCCGGCCTCGTTGGTCGCGTCGGCCTGGCTGAGGGCCTTCAATGCCATGTTCTTGGCAAAGACCTGTGCCTCCCCTTGCCGCGATGCCCAGCCGGCACCACGCTCTCCCGCGCTTTGGAGCGCGTTGGTCAGGTTGGCGTTGAATGGCGCCAGCGCTTGCGCCAGCTCCTGGAAGCGGTTCACGCCGCCATAGCTGGCCTGCTCTGAACCCCGAAGGGTTGTGATCCCCTGCAGCTGGGGCATGGCTGCCGGGCCCGCAATGGCGCCCGGCTGGTTCTGCGCCGGCTGAATGAAGGCCGCTACCGGCTTGGCTTCCGGGTTGACCTGGCCGAGGGGGAGATTTGTTTCCATCAGGCAATCCCAGTGGTCGGGATGGTGCCGGTCTTGGGTTCAGCGGCCTTCTTCATCCCGGCCGCGCTGCTCATGTAGGTGTTTGCTCCATCCAGCAGTGCCGTCCCGATCCGCAGCGCCGCAGCGCCACCGCTGGGGCCGGTGCCGGTCATGGAGGGGGCTGCCGGCTGCATCAGCGCAGGCATTGGCGCAAACGGCTCGATCGGCTCGATGTAGGTGGTTGGGATGTAGAACTGCTGGCTGTTCCACTCGCTCAGGTAGCGACCCACCATCGCGGTTTGCTCCCGGCTGAACTGGTTGCGCTGCAGCTGGTCGTTGATCTGCGCAATCGTGTTGTAGTCGCCGGCCTGCTTGGCGTAGTTGTTGATCAGCCGATCGATGGAGTTGCCTTCGGCATCCATGGCCTGCACCGAGGCCCTGGCCTGCAGCGTCCGCCAGCCGTACTGCTGCTGAGCAACTGCGGCCTGCATGGCCACTTCTTGCAGGCGGTTCGAGGCGGCTTGCGAGTTGTTGATGAACTCCGCCCCAGCGGCGGCCCGGCTGTCGCGCACCACGTTGGCCTGGTTGATCTGCTTCGCCAGCTCAAAACTCTGCAGCTGGTGGACATAACCCAGCTGCTGCTGGTACTGCACCTGCTGACCCCAGAACTGATACCGAGCATTTGCATCACTGAAGCGCTGGTTCTGATCGGCCTGCCAACGGGCGAACTTATTGGTCGCCTTTTGAAAGGTGCTCTGGTTCAGGTAGTCCTGCTTTGCAGCTGCACTTTGCTGCGAGGCCCCAAGCAGGTTCAGCCCGGTGCTTACACCCGTAATTCCAAGGCTGATCGGATCGAGCAGCATTAGGGCACCCTTTCAAACATGCAGAACAATGCGCAGCTGGGGCCGATCGGGGACGGCGGGTGAACCGTGAACCCCAGCGACTTCAGCCACCGAATCGAGCCCATGTTTTTGGCGTAAACCCAGTTGCTCAATGGACCATAGCGCTGGAAGCACCGGTTCACCCAGCATTTCCCCTCCCGGATGAACTGCCGCCGATTGGCAGCCGTGGCCAGCAATCCATCAGTGCAGAGCAACCAGATCACGCCACCACCGGAGACACCGCACAACGCCACTGGCACACCGTCGTCATTCACCACGGCATGGCATTCGAGGCTGGCCAGCCAGCTCTGCCGCACGGCGTCGCAGGGGCTCAGGCGGTCGCTCAGCCACACCTCAACGCGATCTGCCTCCCGCAGGTTGTGGCCAATGAACTCCACCACGTCGCCGGTGGCATGGGCCCATCTCATTGCTGCACCGCCCGCCCCTTGCCGGTGATCAGCCCGGTCCACTCCAGGGAGGCAAACTTGCACGGGTGGGCCGTGTTGTTCTCGATCGTGACCGTGTTGTTTTCCCCCCGCCCAAAAATCGGGATGCTGAACACCCCTGCCTGCCCCTGGTCCGCACCCTGCAGCAGGCCAATCGTGCTGCCAGGGAAATCGTAGACAGCTTCATCGCGGCCGCCGCTGGGGGTGACCCGGACCTGAAACCAGCCGGTTTCGTGGTAGCGCAGTCGCGCATTGCGGATCTGTGCCCGCAACACGTTGCTGGCCACCTGCCCTCCGCCCTGGGTCCGCATCGGCTTAAACCGCGACGGGCGATACCGGAAGGTGTAGGCCTCTCCGAAGTAGACCTGCGCCGTAGACCAGTCACCACGGGTCGAGATCGTGTTGCCACTGCTGGCGGATCCCAGCAACACCCCGCCCTGATAGCCCGTTTGGTAGGCGGACCACGCTTGCGTTGTGGCCCTGATCGTGAATGGCAGCGTCCAGGTCGTCACCTTGGTGACGGGGTTGTAAGCGCCGGCCGGCACCCGCATGGCGGCCGGGCTGGCGGTGGTGGTGCTTACCCAGCGATCAAGAAGCAGCGGATACGGTGCCGCGGCGGCCGACTGCCGATCCAGCACCGGCATTTTCTCCAGAAACACCTCGCCGCCACGCTGAACCAGGAGGTAGAGCGTTTCTTGAATCGCCACAATCGAAAGGATCTGCTCTGCCCCAGGGAGATCCCAGTAGCTCCAACTGGACTGGGCCCGCTCGATCCCGCTGCCACTGTTCCGATAGAAGTATTTGTACGTGTAGATCCTGTTGGTATAGCCGGTCTTGCTGCTGATGCAGTACAGGGAATTGCCCGTGTCATTGGCCGCAAGCTGAAAAATCCCGGCTGGGATATAGCTGCTGACGTGATCGGTAATGGATTCCGCCTCGCCAACCAGCGCAGTGCCAGCGCCGCGTACTGAGAACTGCCGAAGCTGGCTCCAGTCCCCATTGGACTGGCAGAACACAACAGAGCCGCCCATCTGGATTGGCCGCACTCCCGTATCAATTTCATATCCTGTCAAGATCGTTATCGCATCTGTTGTCGGCGTTAGCGAAGCATCAGTCGCGTATGACCTGAACTGATAATCATCACTGAACAGCAGCATTTCGCCCTGGAATGGCACCGCATATCGCAGCACACTCACCCTGGAACTGCTGGCGGTCTTGTCGATCGGATCGCTGTCCAAAACCGTTGTCACGGTTTCCGGGAAGAAGGCGAAAAAATCCTTTGCCCGGCTAAAGATCCGCTTCTCATCAGCCAGGATCCCAAGCCGCCCGCGGTGGATGAAGATGTCGTTCACGCTTTGCCCCACGAAGCTCGGGTCCGGCGCTGATTCGCCGTCGCCCGCCACCCGCTGGCCCCAGGTCGGCAGGGTCAGGCCCGTCAGCGCAGCACCGTTGAGGGGCCCGAAATACCAAGTGCCCGCTGGCAGCCGCACCAGCACCTGCGGCATGGTGGTGGGATTGAGTTTGTACTGCGCCCCCGGCGCTACGCACTCTTCCCATGCGCCCTCGCCGAAAGTGCCGGCGCCGGTGCGTGGCACGAACTTCACGTAGTAGCCATCGAAGTTGCTCGACGGGTCGCCCGTCACCTCCACCTGGTAGCCGACCGGCGCGATTGTCGGCAGGCTTGTGAAGCTCTGCACCGAATTGGTGATCGCGGTGATGTCCGTGTTGGCCCTGGCATCGGTGGCGCTGATCGTGATGGTGCTTGCGCTGGTGAAATGCAGCACTGAGCCGGCCTGGGCGATCGAGACGCCAGCCACTCCGGCCAAGGCCGTCTTGATCTGGGTGGCGATGTCTGCCGTGCTGATCGCTGTGCTGACCGTGGTTGTGGTCGTCACCGTGGCCAGGGTGCCGTTCACGTTCACCTTGTAGGACTGGCCGTAGTTGGCGGCCTTGACCCACACCAGTGCCTCGTTGGTTGCTGGCCTGGCCACGGCGGGGGCCAGGGCCGAGTCCATTGCCACCACCTTGAGCGAGCTGGCCACGAAGGTGTAATCCGCCACGGTGCCGCACCGGATCTGCCGCTTTGCATCTGTCACGCCGGTCAAGTAGCCGTAGCCGCTGGGGGCGTTGACGGTCTGCGCCACGCCATCGAGGTCAAACACCTTCACGGTGCTGTTGCTGATCACCGCCAGATACCGCTCGGTGCGGTCGCGGAGGATCGCATGGACGAACACGTCCCCCAGGCTGGTGGCGCTTACCCGGGCCAGCGTCTGCGTTGGATCCCGTTTGCGCAGGCCCTCCGCGCTGCTGCTGACTCCATTGATCTGCAGCTCCGCCTGGGTCGGGTCCCGCTGGGCGTCCGGTTGCTGGCTGATCCCCTGGATCAGGTTCGGAATCGTGGAGGTAAAAAGCTCAGCCATCAGTCGAACCAATTCGAGCTGCTGCGACCAGCCAGTCCGGCGGCAGGGTTGAAGGTGCCAAACGGCATCACTCCACGCTGGCCACTCAGGGCGTTGGGCTGCAGCTGCTGCAGCTCGTTGCGGTCCAGCTCAGTCCGGGCCATCAGCAGATCTTGCTGGGTGTAGCGCTCGATCGAATCGCTCCCCAGGAACCGGTTAGCAAAGGCCCTGGCGCCCAGGATGACGACGTAGCGGTTGTAGGTCTCCGGGCAGTCATCCCAGGGCAGCATCCACACCACGTCGGCCGTGAGTTGTGTGACGGCGGCACCCGTCAGAACGTAGGTGCGGTTCACCCGGTCGTAGACCCGCTGCCCGCGGAGAATGAAGCGCCCGTCCCACTGGAACGGATCGGGGGCAAAGCGGGTGAGGTTTGATGGCACGGTGATGGTGCCGTCCGTGGCCACGGCAAAGGGGTAGTCCTGCTCCGAATTCCAGCTCCAGCCCTTGGTCTGCTCGGCCTTATGGAACTCCAGCAGGGTCCGCTCGGCGATGCTCGATTCGGTCATCACCGGGTCGTCGAGGCTGTTGACCGGGGCCTCGCCAATCACGCCCAGCAGGATGTTCACCGCATCGAGCAGCGTGGTGCGGCCTGGCGTTGCCGACTGGTTGGCCAGGCCCATGAGCGATCCAGCAGTGCAGAGCACATGCTATCGGTTGCCGCAAAAAAGCCCCCGGCGAGCCGAGGGCCTTGGTGCTCCTACCGATCAGAACTTAGGGGATCACTATCGCAGCAGCGCATTCATCCCGCAGCCGGCCGATGCCAATCGACTGCGTGGCCACAGCCAGGGTGGCTTGGTACTGGATGTTGAAGTCGCCGTCGGGGTTGGTCATCTGGAGTTTGGGGGCCCGCAGGGTGAGCATGCCCACGGCTTCCTTGCTGAAAACAAGGCCCTTGCACTTCGACAAGTCCTGGGCGTAGTCGCTGTTCTTGTCGTAGGTGTTGAGCGTATAGGCGGGCTGCACCAAGTGGTTGGACCACATGATGGGCACCCCCTTGACCCGGTTGACCGCGCCGTTGGCAACAGTGCCGTTGCTCGGGCCGCTTGATCCGTTGTTGTAGTCCTGGTTGATTACACGAGTACCTTCCGTCAGATAGTCGTACTCCTCCGGCGGAAGGACGCAAACCAGGGTGGAGGGATCCACGTCCTTCTTCCTGAACTGGGTCACGATGTCACCCAGTGCGCTCACCAATTCGTCCCCCTTGCTGGTCTTCGAGGCAGCTGCATAGCCAGCCGTGAGCGTCTTTTTGTAACCGATTCGGCCAGTGTTGATCGAGCGGGTGAGGGGTTCAGTGCTGTTGCTGGCACCGGCGTAGATGATGCGGGCGATGCGTTTGTCGGTCTCCCAGGCCAGGGCAATGCCCAGCTGCTCGAAGAACTCGGATGCAACATCCGCATAATTCATCAGTTGGTCAAGGTCAAAGATTGCCTGATCGGCGGCCATGAGGCCATCGACGGCAATGTTCTTGACGTTGATGTCACTGGGGGAGTTGCTGGCCAGGCCCCCCAGCAACGGCACGCCGGGAGTCACGTAGGACGCGGCAGCGCGGCCGGTCACCTGGAAGTCAAAGCTCTTCCCGCCCTTGATGTTCCTGGTCTTCACCAGGTTCTTGAAAACCGTGTTGCGCTTCAGCGCATTCAGGATCTCGGATTGCCCCAGCTTCTGGAACACGGTATCGACCGCGCCCGTCCCCTGGATCTGGCCAAGCCTGGCCAGCAAGGCATCATTAACCGCCATGGTTGCAAAAAGCTGTTGGGTTGTTTGCCCGTGGCTTCTTGCAACCTGTGTTCAGCGGTTCCCCCTTGGAGGGCCAAACGATGCAGAGACGCTGTAGCTGTAACGGCTGACTTGACCGGTGAATGGTGTGCGGACCTCTCCCGCAGGAAGGCCAGCACTACACAGGTGCAGCAGTCGTCGCGCCGATGTTACAACTTCAGGCCCAATTTGGCGAGTTGGCAATCGCTGCCTTTACCCGCTTGGCGTAGACGGGATCGACGTGCATCAGCCGCTCCCCGGCGGCGTTGCGCCGATCGACGGCCGCGTTCTGCTGCTCCAGCGAAGCAAAGCGCATCGGGGCTTGGCCTCGTCCGCCCCTGGCCAGTTGCGGCTCGCTGCGCTGCCGTGGGTTCCCGCCAGCGGCGGCGGCCCGCGCCTGGATGGCCTTCACCGCAAAAGCGGCCAGCTCTTTGTTGCCGGAGTCGATCGCCGCGTTGTATCCGGCAAGCTCCCCCTCGCTCAGGTTGGCAATGGCCCACCCGCTCAGCGCTCGAAACTTCTCGTCGCCGCCGACCGATTGCCGAATCGCCGCACCGTCCTCTGCGCTCAGTTGCGGTGCAGCGGCTGGCGTGGCGGCCTTGACCCCATCGAGGTAGGTCTGCACCACGGCCTTGGGCAGGCCTGCTTTGGTAGCCAGTGCCTCCACCGCCTCGCTCACGTCGCCCCCCGCCCGCAGGGTTGCATCGAGCTGCAGGGGGTTCACCTCCGCAGCAGTGAACAGGCCGGTCAACGCATCGCCATAGAGGGCCTTGCCCAGCTCGGGGGTGTAGGACTCCGGGGGGATGGCGTTGCCGGTGATCGGTGTCTTGGCCTTGGCCTCCGCCAGGGCGATCACCTCCTTCAGCGACTTGCCCCGGTACTCGGCCGGGATCTCGTCATCGGCGGCCTGGTCGCCATCGGTGGTGGTGGTGTTGTCCTCGGCCGGGCTGAGCAGATCGGCCAGCGGGTCGTCGGCGTCCTCGCCCTCGGCCGGCGCGGGGGTGCCCGGCCGCCGGGGAGGGGTGGCCTGCTTCTGCTCGGCCCGCTCCTCGGCCGCCAGCATCCGATCGAGGGGGTGAGACATATCCCATGCCTCGCTGGTCGGCTGGCTGCCCTCCGCCTCGATCTCATCCAACACGGCTGTTAGGCGGTCCTCCTCGCCCGGGCGCACCAGGTTGAGGAGCTGTTCTGGGGTGGTGCTCATTGCGGTTCAGTAATAACTTCAGGGCGGACAATGGAGTAGTCGATGCCAGGCTCAGGGGAGAAGGGCATAAATCCCCACCCACCCCACCAGCGAATCACCGTGCCATATAGGACATGGAAACTGGGGCTAGGAGAACTGTTAATGGAGAACAAGTGGCCCCATCTGCAGCTGATCCTGGCGTGCCTGTCGTTGATCTCAATGAATAACCTCATGGGTTCAGTAGTTATTGGGGGGCGGGGATTCGCCCTGCATCGGGTCTTGTTGCATCTGCTGGGCCGTGGCCGCAGCGGTCGCCAACTTCGCTGGGTCCGCCATGGGGCTTTGCATCAGCTGCTGCTGCTGCGCTGCCTGCTGTTGCTGGGCCTTGATCTCATTGACCTTTTGCTCTGACAGCACGAGGTCGATCGATTCCAGGCCCAGCCCGTTGCTAAGCCTGGTGATGGCATCGCTCACATCGACACGAGCCGCGATCTCCTGGGGGCCAACGATCTTGGCCAGCGCATCAAGGCCTTGGAGGAACCGCAGCATCTTCTCCAGATCGTTGCCCCGGCCAACGGCTGCCAGGCCAACACTCACCACCGGCTTGACCAGATCCTTGGGCAGCTGGATCTTTCCCTGGCGGGTCAGGACGTGAAGCTTGCGGCTGATGTACGGATTCTGGAATTCGGTCGTGAGGATGCTGTAGATGCCGACCTGCCCCTCATCCATTTGCAACGCCACCATCCGAATCTCCTCAGCGGTGGTCCGCTCTGAATCGCGGACATTGCTCATCATGAAGGCACGCTTCAGCGATGCCTCCACCCGGGCCAGGCGGGCTTCTGCCACCACAAGACCCTGCCCCTTGCGGCCATCGGAGCCCAGCTCTTTCACGTCGTCTGGGTGACCGATCACATAGCCGCCGTTGCGGCATGCCACCAGGTCCTTGATCGAAGTGCTGCCGCCGGGCCGGACAAGGTTCTTGCTTTCGGCGGCAATCATTGCCCCTTCGGTCACGGCCTGGCTGAGGGATTCCGCAGTTTGAAGTGCCGCCAAACAGCGAGACTCGATGTAGCCAGGCCCGTAATCACAGCTGTCTACACGGGTTGCCCGTAGTGGCATCCATGGCGAGATTTCAATATCGACTTCCTTCTCCTGCCCGTCGATTTCTTCCCCCTTGCATTCCTGGCACCAGTGGACCTTGCCTTTGCTGTAGTCCCACTCCACATGGGTATAGACCTTAATCACTTCCTCCTCGTTCATTATTTTGGCGGTGGCCACCGGGTCGGGGCTGTTGTCCTCTTCCTCCTCGTCATCGAGCAAGCCCAGGTGCTCGGCCACAACTTTTGGCAGGCTGTCTTCAGCGAAGCTTTCGCAGATCACCGCCTCCAGCGGCCGACCCATTGGGTCCCGCTTCAACACGTAGCGGTTCAGGTGGAAACAACTGAGCCCGTCTTCCTCATCGTCGTGAAGCAAGATGTTGCCGGGACCCACCAGGTGGACCATCGCCTCCAGCACCACCGCACGATCGTGGGTGGAGTTGATCTCGCGCAGCACCGATTGTTCCAGCGCCAGCAGGCTGCGGTCGAACTCCACCAGAGATTTGGCGATGTCATCCTCTGCCGTCCCGGCTTGGCGGGCATCGGAGATCAGGGTGGCCCGCTGCTTCTCGTCGATCGTGTACTTGAAGAAGCTCTCGGACGCCGGCATGACCGCCAGTAGCCAGCGGCTGGCCAGGTGCTGATGGCCCTCGGCGCCGATGTCATTCCACGGGAGGGGATACGTCTCCGGCTGCCCCTGGTCGGGGTCGTTGGCGGCCGGCACCAGCCAGGGCAGCGTCAGCCTGCACGACCGCCGGGCGCGGGCCAGCCAGCGGTCACGATCAGATCGCAGCTTCTCGTAGCGCTGTTCGGCGGGCCCTTGCGTGCTGTCCATTTCAGGTTCCGATGTTGAGTCCAGCGCCGGCTGCCGCTGCAGTGCCTCCTGGCGCGATCGTCAGGCCAGCCGGCTTTTTCACCTTCGGCTTGATCGGCTCGGTGACCAGGGCCATGCCAGCGGCCGGGTCCGCCTGGGTGGTGGCGGTGGCATATGGCCCGGACTGCGCCGATGCGGCCTCGGCGGCCATGGCGGCTGCTTGTGCTGCCAGTGATGCGTTAGCGGTCTCTCTCTCGGCATTGGCAGCCGCAATCTGCTGGTCCAACTGGCTCTGCATCCGCTGGCTGGCGTCCAGGATCTGCTGTCGCGCCAGCTCCAACTGCTGGTTTTGCGCGTCGATCTGCGCCTGGCTGGGTCCGCTCTTGACCTGCTTTGGCGCTCGCGGTCCTCCTGAACACATGGTCAATAGCTCCCCGTGATGATGTTGAGTCCGGCGCCAGGGCCGGCGGCAGTCGTCGCGGCTGCCCGATCAATTCGTAAGTCCTGCTTACCAGTTGGCCGCTTTTCGCCGGCGCGGTCGGAGCCAATCACCGGGGCCGACGCGGACTTTTCAGGAGGCGGCGGGCCAATCAATGCAGCCAGCCGGACCGCCTGGGCCGTGGTGTTGTTGGCGCGGGCCGTGGCGATTGCCTGCTCCTGGGCTTGCAGCCCGGTTTTGTCGCGTAACAACGCATCCAGCTGGCTTTGCTTGGTCAGCACGTCAGTGTTCTGCACCTGCTGCATCAAGGCCAGCTGTTGATTGGCCATTGCGTCATAGGCCGTTGTGTCGGGTTTGTAGATAGTCGCCGCACCCCCTCCGCCCGCGCACATTGATCAGCCCCTCCCGGTATCAAACGAGGGCGGGTAGACCGTGGGGTCCTCTGCATCATTGGTCAGCAGCTCGGTCCGCAGATAGCGAACCACCTGAACGGAGCCGATCTGCTGCTGGATTTCCCTATCTGTGGCTTGGGGATGCGGGGCAATGTCAGGCCAAAGTGATTCGAGCTTTTCGACCAGCTCCTCCGCGTTGACGGGCTTCGGCATTACAGGGCTGCAGAGTTTGGCCCATGCTACGGCGTGTCGTCAGGTGGGTTCCACAGGATCGGCAGTTCTCGATCCACGTCATATTCGCCAGCACGCAAAATGCGGGCCAGCCGCACCTGGGTGATGGCGTCCCGGCGGGTGAGGCCGGCCTTCTCGAAGGCCTTCAACACGGCCGCCCACATCGCTGCAGCATCGGGCTGTCCGGCCAGGATGCCCTCGGCTTTCACCTTGCCGATGCCAGGGCAGCCGGGGTAGTTGTCCGTGGTGTCGCCGATCAGCGCCTGCGAGAACACATTGATGTCAGCCTCGCGCTGAGAAACCTCCACGAATTCCGTGCCTCGAAGGTGCAGGCCAGGGATCCCCAGCATGTCCTTGTCCTCTGAGACGATCACATCACCAGGGCGGCAAAGGATCCCCATCACGTCGTCGGCCTCGACCTCGGCCAGCATGGCGATGTTCCAGCCCCGCACCTCCCCGGCTGCGACCACCCATTGGATCAGCTGGTTGTAGCCGGCCGGTTTGCGGCTGGCCTTTCGGTTCGCCTTGTAGGGGGAGAACACGGAGTAGCGGAAGCTGGCGGCAGTGCCGAGGCATAGGTGCAGCTGGTGGTCGGGCAGCGCGTCGCGGATGGACGCAAGGAAGTCCTGGAAACTGGCCTTGGCCTGGCCGTGGCGGCACACGTAGGTCCAGTCATCTGGCGCCCACTCGATCTCGTATTCAGCTGCGGCGGTGCAGCGGCGAAGGTAGAGCTCCGCATCCACCAGGGCCCTGGGTTGATCGGTCACGACACCACCTCCGCCGGCACCGGGCGAACCCGCAGCCAGTCCTGAACCCGCTGCAGCGCGTCGGGCGGGACGAATTGGGAGCGGAACGGCAGCCAGCGCGATCCATCCCATTCGCCACACGGAAGCCAGGCGGCGCACTGGTCCAGAAACTTCCGCTTGCTGTTGTGACGCTCAAACGTCACAAGCCACTGCCCCCTGCAGGGACCAAGCCCAGGGCGGGCAGTCACGAGGATGCGGCCCGTGCCGATCTTTTCATCCAGGATTGTGTAGGTATCAGGCATCAGAAGATGGGGGTGTCGTTGTTGTGGCGGTTCCGGTATGCCTCCAGGTCGCGAAAGAACATATCGGCGAAGCGTGGATGGGCGTCCAGAAAATCCCAGGTGGGCAGCGTGAACTCGGCGTGCGCCGGTAGGTCGTGGTTGAACTGTTCGACCGACCAGAGGCCCGCCATCAGGCCACGGTGCAGGATTTTCTGAATCCTGTCCTTAGACAGCAGAGGCATGGTCCTGCCGCTGCTGTTCTTTCAGTCGATCTCGCTCCCGCAGGTACTCGGCCCACTCCTCACGTGTGAGGCCCGGGGAATCCGAGGCGACCGCCGGCAGCAAGCGCTGTCCATCACCGCCGGCTGACACCAAGCGGTAGGCGGCCGGGTTCTCGGCACCATCCGGCGGAGCCGAGGCCAAGCCCGACGGCAGCATGGCCAGCTGCTGGCGCGTTGGCTGGAGCGATCGAGGCAGGTCCTCCTTGAATCCCCATGCTCGATTCGGCGCCCCCGATTGGCACCGATAGAGCGGGACCATCAGCTGTCGCCACGTCGGGAAGCGAAGGAACTCACCGGTGGCCCCCTGGATCCAGCGCTCGCAGGCCCAGAGAAACTGGGGTGTGCTGACCTCCGGGAAGTCGGAGCTGAATGACACAAACTTCAGTTTGAAATCCTCGGTGCTCCAAGCTGCATCTGCCCTGGTCCTGATGTGCCGCTCGATCATGCGGCAGCCACGGGTAAAGGCTTCCGGGTCAAGCAGCATCAGTCCTCTCCAGCATGTGCCGGATTGCCGCGGCGGCTGGATCGCCCGCGGGGGCGGCGGCCGGCGGGCTTGCTGTGACGGTGCCGCGCAGGTATTCAGGCTTCAGGGCCTGCCACCCGTGCTCGATCCCGGCATCCACCAGGGCGCGGGCGTTCCAGTGCATGCCCTGTTGGCACAGGATGCCAACCCGATTGGCGGACAGGGTGAAGGCAGCCTGAGTCCAAGTGGCCGCGAGGCGGTGCTTGCCCCAGCGGCTTTCATTCCACCACTTGAGCAGGTCAGTCATCAGCTCTGGAGGCAGGTTCAACCTCTCCAGCCAGGGCTCGTCACCAGCGATCGGATGCAACCGATCCGGGGCGGGGCTGGCAGCCCGCCTTCGGGGTGCGGCCGGTGCTGGCAGGGCCGGCTTCGGATTGGGCACGGCGGCCAAGGGCACCGGCTGCCAGCCGCCAGAGTGATAAGCCTCGATCCGCTGGATGGTGGTGAACGGTTCGCCGCACCCCCGGCAGGCATGGCGGCGGCGGATGGCGTTCTCCCCCTGGAAATTGCGGGTTTCGAGCACCCGATTGCGAGGGTTGCCGCAGTAGGGGCAGTTCATCAGACCTTGCTCCAGTCGATCGTGATGGCCGGGTGCAGGGTGCCGTCCACCAGGCCTTCAGCGACCTGGAATCGGCTCTTCTCTTCCATTGCAACTAGCAGATTCGACAACAAACGAGCCCTGAGATTGCTCACGATGGGAAGATGTTCAAGGCGACCCGGCACAAAAGCTGGTTGAGCCGCCTTTTCAGCCGCCGCTGCAGCCTGTTGAGCCAACTTTGCAGCCGCCAGCTGGGCCGCAGCATCGGCCTCGGCTGCCTCGGCCCTGGCCTCGGCTTCAGCCGCTTTCTGCTCGGCCTCCTGGATCGCCAGCAGCGCGGCAGCATTGGCCTCCTCCTGCGCCTTGCGAGCCGCTTCGGCGATGGCTTCCTGCTGTGCCTTGATACGTGCGTCCTCGGCGTCCTTCTCCTGCTGGATCCGCTGCTGCTCGCGCAGCTGGGCCAGCTCGGCAGCGGCGGCCTCGTCGGCCAGGGCTTTGGTGTGCGCGGCTTCAAGGGTGCGGATCGTTTCCAGCAGGGCGGCGGCAGCCTCCTCCTTGAACTCTTCCAGCCCGTCGATGTCGGCGGCCTTGGCGTCCCTCAAGGTGGTGGCAATCGCCTCAGAGCCAGCCCCAAACGGGATCCGGGCAGCGTTCTGGATAACGCCAATCACCTCGCGGTGCCTGGCCACCCGATCGGCCTCGGCCTTGGTGATGGCATCGATCGCATCCTGGTGCGGCTTGATCAGCGCATCCACCTGATCCTTGAGCTCTGCGGCCTGGCTATCGACCTTGCGGCCATAGGCCAGGGCATAGGCCTTGGCGTCGGTGCGTGCTGATTCGATCCGGGCCTTCAGCTTGCGGATCGCAAAGATGTAACTGCGGGCGGCCTTGTTGCCCTCCTTGGTGTTGTAGTCGAACGTGACATCAACGGCTGCCGCAGTGGCCTCCTTGATGTCGCCCAGCAGCACATCAAACTGGCTGATGACGATGGCCTTGGGCGCCGTGGCCAAGGCCTCGGCTTCAGGGGGTGGTGCGGTAGTGGTCATTTCGGTTGGCTGAGAACGTGATGGGCGTAGACGGCAACAGCAAGCGCTGCCCACATATCTTTTTTGATCCCGTAAGTAGGGCCGGGCTCCTTCTTGACACCGGCGGGGCCCAGCAGATCAGTCAATGCCTGCCGAACATTGGAATCTTTGGCCCTGGTGACACCACATAGATGCAGCTTGATGTCCTTACGGAAGTAGCGAGCCATCTGGGCCTTGTGGGCAAAGGCCTCCTCGAAGCGACCGATCCAAGTGCAGGTCTCGAAGACCTCCGCCCCCACGGGCATCCCGTAGGAGGCAATCATTTCGATTG